GATAAAATTAAAGTGGTTGAGGCTCGTCTTAATATTGAAATGCTTGTTTATTGCCCGAATCCAGAATGTGAACAGCTTATTGATCTTCTAAGAGAAGAGCATACAGATAGCTATAATCACAATGCTGAAGGGTATTTACTTCGTCAAATGTTCCCTGAGCATGGTGATCATGCAGACTTTAAATGTAATAACGTTACTTGCTCAAGATGCAAAACCACATTCAATGTGAAAGGGCTTGAATGGTGAGAAATATAAACAAAGTGGGTTATGAATATAAGGCGGCTATAGATTATGAAACCAGAAAATAAAGTAAATAAAATATGTGAAAACTGCGGGTATTGGGAGGAAGGAGAGTGTATTAAGCTGGGTAGTAAGACGAAAAATACAGATACATGCAAAAAGTACTCTCCCGAACCGACAAAGTACTGCCCAATATGCAACTCGAAAGCTACTGATGATGATACCTATTCAGCTATTTTTTGTAACGAAAATGAATATCATTGTGCAAGTCATAGGGATTACCAGTGGTTTTCATTCCAGTAAATATAACGCCTACATCACTCATCGCGCTTTTTGCGGTAGGTTGGTTTTTTTGTTATGTGATTACATGGGATAGAACATGAGCGATTAGGCACCGAATAAACAACAATTTTTATTAACCACAATATAACCTCAAATTGCAAGATTGGGTTGAAAAGCTGGCTGTTTGATTGAATAAGTAAAATAGGTAAATACAATGGAAGAATTATTGTTAGCAAGAATAAGTATCATGAATCATACAAAAGACCAGGTATCTGTTTCAGGCGTTATAGATTGTCCTGTGTGCAAAAAAGAAAACTCACTTAATTTTGCTGTGTCTAGTAATGGACATATTCATGCAAAATGTGACACTGATGGGTGTGTTAGATGGATGGAATAACGCCTGCATCAGCCGCCGCGCTTTTTGCAGTCGGGTGGATGCAATGGTTATGCGGCTTAACTTAAATAAAGCGAGGAACTATGAAAAACATTATGGAGAACAATTATGAAATTAGTACTAATTTTACTATATAACGCTACCTGCTTTTTTTGGTTACGCAAATCTATAAAAGATGTGCGTTTCTTATCTAATTGTTGTGCTGGATCAAATCCATATTTAAGAGCTGCCAAGTTATTACTTGGATATGCAATATTTATATCGCTGCTTGGCATTATACTATTAATACTATATGTTTTAGAAATATAAATACAAAATTAGCAAGCATAAGCTTAAAAAATCCTTATTCTAAGCTTCATAAGTATAGATTTTGTATAAAACACTCTTAGAGAGCTTAGAGATTGCTCTGTGGATAAATATATTAATATCTACTACCAACTCCGTTGGTTTAACTGATCAAATACAATAAATAAGTAAAAATGGCAAAGCATTTTAAAGGGCTTAGAGAGCTTACTAGGAAAAATAGAGTAGCTAAAATAACTAAAGTATTGTCTAAGCAATCACCTTTAACATTAAAAGAAATCTCTAAAAAAACAAGTATAACTGTACCTATATTAAAGAATATTTTTTATTTAGGTAAAGACAAAGCTTTATTTAAAAAAGAGTATCAAATAGGCGTTACAGGGTATTTTAGCTTAGTAAATAAAAATACTTTAACAGATAAAGACAAGTTACTAAGAAATTTTATTATAGGAAAAAAGAATGAGTAATTTAGTTAGATTAAAAAAACTATATAAAATAAAAAATAATATAAAAATACCTAAGTATAAAAACATAATATTTGTTATGCATTTACAGTGTAAAAATATAACATTTTCTTTATGTAATGTTAATGTTAATTATCTACCTACAGATAAAGAGATAGTAGTAAATTCTATAGTAACAGTAAGTTATTGTTCTATGTTAATCACAGAAAAAGAAGCTACAGAAGCTATTGATCAGTTTAAAAAATGGTTAAATAAATAAGGAATATATATGATTACATCTACAAAAAAATTACCAGCACTTCTAACAAAAGCAATTAAAGCTGGTTTAGTGAGTATGATTAGTGGCTCACCTGCTATTGGAAAAAGTGACATTGTAAGACAATTAGCTAAAAAGAATAAATTGAAGGTTATTGATTTAAGGCTATCTCAGTGTGACCCTGTAGACCTTTTAGGATTCCCTACTATTGACAAAGAAAATAACAAATCAAGCTATGTACCTATGGATACTTTCCCTATTAAAGGAGATAAAATACCTGACGGATATAATGGTTGGTTACTTTTTCTTGACGAACTAAATTCTGCTCCTTTATCAGTACAAAGTGCTGCTTTTAAGCTAGTTTTAGATAAACAAGTAGGCAACAATAATACATTACATGATAAGGTATTTATTATAGCTGCTGGTAATTTAGAATCAGATAAAGGTATAACAAGTAGATTATCAACCCCTATGCAAAGTAGATTAGTTCATTTTGAAGTAGAAGTAGATAATGAAGCTTGGTTAGAATGGGCAGAAGGTTTAATTGATTATAGAGTTATTGCGTATATTAATTTTAGACCAGAAGCTCTTTATATGTTTGATCCAAATCATTCAGATAAAACTTTTAGTTCTCCTAGAACATGGGAATTTGTTTCAAAAATAACTAAAGGCAATACTATAGATTCAGAAGATTTACCTTTATTATGTGGATGTGTTGGAGAAGCAGAGGGTAGACAATTTTATGCTTTCTCACAGATATTTCATGAATTACCAACAATTACACAAATTACTTCCAATCCAGAAAAATTGGATATTCCTGTAGAACCATCCACATTATATGCAATATCAGGGCTACTAGCTCATAATATTGATATATCTAATATTGAAAATATTATGAAATATGCTATGCGTATGCCCATAGAATTTCAAATAATTACTTTACAGAATGTAATTAAAAAAGATACTTCATTAATTAGAAATGATGCAGTAAAAGACTGGGTATCTGTTAATGCAAAAAATTTATTTTAAAATAAATAAAAGAGAAATGTATGCAGAATAGAGAAGAAGCAAAACGAGAATTAGACAAAGCAAAAATAGCTTTAATAACTAGAAAAGACTCTGCATTTATTACATCAATATTGTTTTCTTTAAAATTTGAATGGACTTCTAACATTCCTACAGCATGTACAGATGGTTTATGTTTAAAAGTAAATCCTACATTTTTTTTGAGTTTATCAAAAGAAGCTAGAAAATCTTTATTAGCACATGAAGCTTGGCATGTAGCTTTAGATCATATGTCTAGATTAGGTATAAGAGAGCCTGTAAGATTTAATAAAGCAGGTGACTATGTAATTAATCAAATACTTAAAGACGCTAATTTTGAGATTCCAGATACATGGCTATTAGATTCTAAATATAAAGAGAAATCTACAGAAGAAATATATAACAGCCTTCCTGAAGAATCAGAAGAAAATAAGCAAAATTATGATAATGATGTTGATTATAGTGATACGTCTGAAGAAACTAAATCAAAAATAACCAATACAATTATAAAGGCACATACTCAAGCTAAATTAGCTAATGAAACTGATGAAATTCCTTCAGAAATAAAAAGATTAATTGATCATTTAGTAAATCCTGTATTACCTTGGACAACTATATTACAAAATTATATAAATTCTTTTATCAATGAAGAATATTCTTGGAAAAAGCCAAATAAAAGATTTTTTCCAGAATATCATTTGCCTTCGTTATATAGTAAGGGTATGAATAAAATAACTTTTGCTATTGATACTTCAGGTTCTGTAAAAGATTCAGAATTTACAGCATTTTTAAGTGAAATGACTTTTATAAGAGAAAAATTAAAACCAAAAGAAACTGTAATTTTAGATTTCGATTCTAAAGTACAGCATGAGTATATTCTTACATTAGATACTCCATTAGATGATATTACTTTTACAGGTTATGGTGGTACAAATTTAATACCATTATTTGATCATATAAAAAGGTCTGGAGACACAGAATTACTAATAGTATTTAGCGATCTTTATTGTAGGAGTATTATTGAAAAACCAGACTATGATGTTATTTGGGTAATTGTAAACCATCCAAAAGCTAAAATTAATTTTGGCAAAGCAATTCATTTATCAATTTAAGCGTGGACGCTTTTTCCTCCTAACTTAGACATGGACGTTATTTTTTTTTTAATTAAAAAATTAACAAGCTTTAAGCAGATTTGACCCAGAGGTAAGAAAATGCAATTAGAAACAACTTTACAATCAGACCCAAATATTGAAGTAGTCGTAGTTTTTAAATATATACCTGCACAACCAATGTATCCAGACTGTCCAGCAATGGATGCTGAAATTGATTTTTACTCTGTAAATTTTGCAGGTAAAGATATTTATTATGGTCTGAAAGATGATGATTTTAAAGCTTTGGAAGATGAATGTATGGAATATGCTAAAGAAGTTGAAGCTGAAAAGAAAATGTATAACGAATATTGTTAAAATAAAATATACCACTCACTTTAGGTAGACTCGGTGAGTATAAATACGGAGAAACCTTTTTGTAGGTACTGGTGAAGTATGTGGTTCGAATCCACTTTAATATGATAATAGGTTTCCTATTCCTTTTCCTGTTATTATATTAACCCCTTGGGGGGATTAATTCTTAATAAGAGCAGTTCGATTCTGCTAACCTACACCCAAATAAGCCCCGCTAACATAATGGTTAATGTAGCGTACTCATAATACGTATTATCTGAGTTCAAATCTCAGGCTGGGGCACCAATCTTGTTGCGTATAGATGACATGTCTTATGGTCAATAAACAGACATTTTTGTATTAATAAACGCTAAAATACGGACGGTGAGTTAGTACTGTGATGCGATGGACGAGAAACCAAGAAACTACTAACAATTTCTCAATTTTTTTAACTAATAACAATGAGCTTTAAAATTATGAAAAAAGAAGTAAAAGAAGTAATTTACAATAAAACAAGTAAACCATCTAAACAATCTTTAAAAGATTCTTTAGATTTTTTTAGTAATTTATATGTGGATATTCCAAAAAAATATAGAGAATCTTCTTATATAAAAACTTCTATTATAGATTCTGAATTAAGTACTGAAGTAGGTTTTTATAGAGAAGAAACTGATTTAGAAGCAGCAAAAAGAATTGTAGAAAATGAAAAAGCCCAGGAAGAACTTGATGAAAAAGAGTACGAAACATTCTTTTCCTTACTTAATAAATTTGCATCACAAGGTAAATTAGACTTTGATATTGTAAATCTAAACGAAATGTGTATAAACGAAGATACTAAAGAACAAGAGTAAGGGGATAGGTAGTAATGATTCCTTTACAAGAAAGTTCTAAAGATATTTGGGAACAAAAATATAAATTAGTACAAAAAGATGGAGTAGAAATTGATAAAGAACCTTTAGACTCTTTAATTCGTACAGCAAAATTCTTAGCAAAAAATGAAGCTAGGAAAGAGTTTTGGGAAGAAGGATTTATATGGGCAGTTAAAAACGGTGCTATTCCCGCAGGAAGAATAATATCTAATGCAGATGCTAAAGATATAAAAAACAATGTATCATTAATAAATTGTACTGTAAGTGACAAAATTACAGACAGTATTGATGGTATCTATACATCAGTTAAAGAAGCAGCTACAACATTAGCTGCAGGATGTGGTATTGGATATGAATTTTCTACATTAAGACCTAATCATGCTTATGTATCTGGAGCAGGTGCAGAAACATCAGGAGCATTAGGTTTCATGGGTAGCTTTGATCAAATGTGCTTTAATATTGCCTCAGCAGGAGGACGTAGAGGGGCACAGATGGGTACTTTTGATATTGAACACCCAGACATACTACAATTTATCAAATCGAAGCGTGAGGACGGTGTATTTAGACAATTTAACCTATCTCTATTAATTACAGAAAAATTCATAAAAGCAGTTAAAAATAATTCTACTTGGATATTATCTTTTCCAGTAACTAAAAAAGAATATAACGAAAAAGAGCATACATACTTTCGTAAATTTACAGGAGATATTTCTAACTATGTAGAAAATGATAAAGGTGAGGTGGCTTGTAGAATTTTTGATAAGTTACCTGCTAAAGATCTTTGGGATCTTATTATGCACTCTACATATGATTTTGCAGAACCAGGTTTTTTATTAATTGATGAGATAAATAAAACCAATAATCTTTGGTGGGATGAAACCATCAGAGCTACTAACCCTTGCGGTGAACAGCCATTACCTCCATATGGAGCATGTTTACTAGGGTCAATTAATCTTACTAAATGCGTAGAAAATCCTTTTACAAATAAGGCTTATTTTAATTGGGAAAAGTATTCAGAGCTTATTAGAATTTTTACCAGAATGTTAGATAATGTTGTTGAACATAACAACTTACCATTATCAAAACAAAGAGATGAGATTCTAAGAAAACGTAGGCATGGTATGGGCTTTTTAGGATTAGGTTCAACTATGGTTATGCTTGGTATGCAGTATGGCAAAGATGAAGCAATAGCCTTTACAGAAAAAGTATCAAAAACTTTAGCTTTAGAAGGCTGGTATACAGGTGTAGTTCTTGCAAAAGAAAAAGGTTCTGCTCCAATATTTTATGAAGTATTTTCAGAATATGATAATGCTACAGGCATAGAGTTATTCTGCCAAAGTAAATACATGGAAAAAATTTTTAAAGAAAAACCTGAATTAAAAAAATCTATGCTTAAATATGGGTGCAGATTCACCCATCACAGCTCAATAGCTCCTACAGGTACTATTGCACTATCTATCGGTAATAACGCCTCTAACGGCATTGAGCCTAGTTTTTCACACTATTATTCACGTAATGTTATCAAACCAGGAAAATCTACTAAAGAAAAAATGGATGTTTATTCTTATGAATTGCTTGTATATAAAAGTTTAGGTAATAAGGTAGATCTAAATAACTTGCCTAAAATATTTGTAGATGCTTCTAGTATTACACCTAAAGAGCATGTAGATGTTCAAGCAGCAGCACAATACTGGATTGATTCATCTATTTCTAAAACTATTAGCATACCTACTGATATGCCTTTTGAAGACTTTAAAGATATATACTGGTATGGAATAAGTAAAGGATTAAAAGGATGCACTACTTTTAGATTTAATCCTGAAGTATTTACAGGAGTATTAGTTAAGGATAAAGATTTAGAAAATACAGTATATCAATTTAATTTAGAGGATGGTTCTACAGTATCATTTAAAGGCTCTGATACAGTAATATATGATGGGTCTGAGCATAATGTAGCTAATTTATATGATGCAATTAAAGAAGGATACTATGGAAAACATTAATAAAAAAATTGTCTCTGTAAGTATAAAAGATGTTTCTGAATTTAAAGAAGAACCTGTAGAAACTATCGAAACTTTGTTAAATAGACCAGAAACATTGGCAGGTTTTACTTATAAAGTTAAAACACCAACTTCGGAACATGCTTTATATATTACTATTAACGATGCTATTGTTAGTGGTAAAAGAGTGCCTTATGAAATATTTATTAGCTCTAAAGAGACAGAACATTTTCAATGGGTAGTAGCTTTAACTAGAGTAATTTCCGCAATATTTCGTAAAGGAGGTGATATTACTTTTTTAGTAGAAGAACTAAAATCTATCTTTGATCCAAGAGGAGGTTACTATAAAAAAGGAAGAGTATTTATGCCTTCTTTAGTTGCTGAGATTGGTTCAGTTATATATAAGCATATGGTTAGTATTGGGGCAATTGAAAAAGAAGAGCTTTCATTGGCTCAAGTAGAACACATAGCAAAAAAGAAAGCTGAAGCAGGTATGTCAGAAGATTCTGATGATTTTCCTCCAGAAGCTACAGTGTGTAAAAAATGTAATGTACGCTCAGTAGTCGTGTTAGACAATTGTGCAACGTGTTTATCTTGTTCAGATAGTAAATGTGGATAAGTAAATAAGTTTAAGCCTCTTATAAAAAGAGGCTTTGTATAATTGACTTTTTGCAAAATATGTTAAGCTAAAGCTGTTTTTTTAAAAAACAAGCTTTAGCTTACTTTATATACATATAAGCAAGATAAAGTATTTTCATACTTGACAAAACCAAAATAAAATATTAAGCTACAGCCTTAGCGTGCAACGCGGCGGCGAAGCTTAGTTACAAAATATTAGCTACTTGAGAAGTAGTTAATACCTATAAAACACTTAGTGAGACTAATGTGGATATATCAAAAATGACAAAGTTAATTATTCCTAATTATTCCTTTATTGGCGGTATTATTCCTAAGAATGAAGTGACGCTAATAGTAGGCTTACCTGGTACAGGTAAAACATTTACTACAATAAAATTTCTAAATTCAGAAAAAATAATACCTATACTTGCCAATCTAGATTACTCCCCTATTGATGGATTATTAGCAGATCAATATGGAGAAGAGCTTGTAACAGCTTGTCTAGGTGAAGATACAGTAGAAGGTATAGAAGGTAGAGTGATTGTATTTGACACTTACCAAAGAGTATCAGAAACTTTAGATTTAGATGATACCCGTAAAGCAAAAGAATCCCTAGCTAAGAAATTAGAAAATCTTGCTCATAAGCGTAAATGTACTGTAATAGTTATATGCCATCCAGAAGATTATGTAGGTAAAGATGGAGTATTTAAAGATAACAAATATCTTGCTAGAAACTGTGCAGAATATATTTATTTTGATTCTATAATTCCTAGAGGAAAAACAGGAGATACCTCTGATATTGTACATAAAACAATTATTAAGAAAGGCAGAGGATCAGGAGGGGAAAGAATTATAACAAATTGGATGAGAGATTAGCTGCTTCCAGCAGCTTATTTGAACAAAAATAGCCTCGCTTGTCGGGGCTTTTTTATTGAAAAGCTTTTTAATGCTTTATGTATAAAATTATTTAGCTTTTTGTTTAAATAATTAAAAAAGGATAAAAAATGGAATTTAATAAAAATATCAAATATAGAATATTACAGTCTGTTATGGCTGTATTATTCAATAATTCAGATGCTGTATATGGAGTTTCTGAAGAATCTTTTATATTAAAAGTGAGGGTAGATAGATACTTAACTAGTGCATTAGTATTATGTACTTCCTATGATGATATTGTTGCAGTAATACCAGAGTTTCTACTAAGTTATTTAAAAATAAACCATGAATATTCCAAAGACAAAGTAAATGAAAAAGTAGTTTCATTTTTATTAGAAAATAAAGATATATATGATGAGATTTCACAGCAGCATCTTATTAACAAAGTTCTATTAAAAAATGTTAATAAAACATCTACAAACAACTAATTTATAAATAAAATTATGAAAGATTGGGAAGTAATGAAAGCTTTTGAAGAAGGTAAAAAAATTCAAAGTAAACCAGCAGAACAAGAATCAGGATGGAATATAGATAAATATCCTAACTGGGACTGGCATCATTATGATTACAGAGTATTAGATCATGAAGAATTCACTTTATGAGTAGAAGCCAAAGTATAAATGTAACTATAAATATCGAGCCTTTGCCTGAGAATATTCATATAACGCAAGCCATCCAGAAAACACTTGAGACCTCATTGAAGCCACTGGGTTACCAAAGAACGAGTGGCTCATGGCTGAAAAAAAGTATTAAGTTAAATTTTACAAAAATTAGATATACAAATAAGAAAACTAAAAATGTTAATTAGACTCGATAAAAATAATTACCAACATATAGATACAGCAATAGAGGAATCTATTGAAATAGCTAAAAAGATTAATCATGGGGTAGTTTTCTTTGAAGAAAGTAAAGGGTGGGATATAGAGATTTATCCAGATTCAACTATTAATTCTATATATAAATACTATGGGTGGGATGAGTGAGAAATAAATTTATTTTTGAATAAATTATCCAAAAAAGTTGGATAGCTGTTTTCTGAATCCCTTGGTACATATGGTCTTCAGAGGAGGCATCCGTAAAGTAAACTGAGGATGTAATTCAGCAATATTTTTACATAAAATAAACGCCATTATGAAAATAAAAAACCATAAGTTTAAAAAAGGAGAATGGATTAAATGTATAGCAGCCGTAGACGAAAGAAACCTAACTATGGGTAAAAGTTATGAAGTTTTGCGCAATGAAGAAAAAGGAATATTCATAGATAGACCCTATGTAACTGTTATGGGTGATGAAGGAAGATTNTCATGTCATGCCTCTAGGTTTGCGAGAGTCGGATGACAACATCAATAGTAAGTATGNCAGTGATGAATAGTAAGTGTAAATATTGCCCATTTCACGAGATGAATTTAGGTCAGCGTGAGATCGCAAACAAGGTGCGTGAGCGATGCATAACTGAGGCATCTCAGATATGCCATCATCCAAGATTAAGTGGCAAAAAAGAGACTCACCTCTGCAGAGGAGCGAGAGATTATCAACAACAAATTTTTTACCGTATAGGTGTAATTGATGCACCTACTGATGAAGCATGGGAGAGAAAATTGACTACTACAGAAAATACCTGGATCGAAGCATATTTGAATGGAGAAGAATTAGAAGAATCTTTTGATAAAATCTCTTGGCATGATTGCATAGAAGAACCTTCTATAGGTTTTGGTAAGTATTATAGAGTAAAAAAATATGAAACACATTCTACACAAACAGAATCAAGACAATGAATATAAAATAGCTATATTAATAAAAGAAGCAGCTTTATCGTTAGATGATATTGAAAAATTTTATGTAAATCCTTTAATAGCTAAAGGCATATCAAAAGATTCTATAATTACTTTTGGATTAGAGTATAACGAACACAACAAAGCACCTGCAAAGTTTTGTAAAGAATACTTAATAACTTTATCAAAAGCCTTAGAACAATTAAAAGTAAGTATATTATTAGTAGCAGATTCTACTTATTTTAAAATACTTACTAAAGTAAAAAAAGTAGAACCAAGCTACGGTTATATTTTGGATAGCTCTTATGGTTTTAAATGTGTAGTTACTACTAACTATCAAGCACTTTTTTATAATCCAGATTTAAAATCAAAAATAGAAATATCTATTGATACTGTTTCAGACTATATTCTAGGTACATATACAGAACTTGGTAGTGATATTATCCACTCAGAAGCCTATCCTAAGACGTTTAGAGAAATATCTACTGCACTAGATAGCTTACACAAATATGAAGCTTTAACGTGCGATATTGAAGCATTTTCATTAGATTTTGATAAAGCAGGCATAGGTACTATAGCTTTTGCTTGGGATCAAAACAATGGAGTAGCTTTTTGTGTAGATTATTTAGAATTTAAAATACCAAAAACAATAGATAAAGTAGTTAATTATGGTTGTAAAAAAGATAATCATAAAATTAAAGAATTATTATTAAAATTCTTTAAAAAATATAAAGGTAAGATTATTTATCATAATATTGGTTATGATGCTAAGGTGCTTTTATATGAATTATTTATGTCTGATCTATTGGATCAAAAAGGATTACTAAATGGTTTAGAAGAAATGACCAAGAATATTGCCTGTACAAAGATTATTAGTTATTTAGCTACTAACTCATGCGCAGGAAATTCTTTAGGCTTAAAACAGCAATCTCATGAGTATGCTGGGGATTATGCTGAAGATGTTAAAGATATTAGAAAAACTCCTATAAATGCCTTATTAAAATATAATTTAACTGATTGTTTGTGTACTTGGTATACCTATAATAAAAATATGCCTATATTGATAAAAGACGATCAGTTAGATATATACAATAAAATATTCATACCTTCAGTAAAAGTATTATTACAAACAGAATTATCAGGAATGCCATTAGATTTTTCACAAGTATTAAATACAGACAAAGAATTAACAGATATAAGAGATAAACATTTGAATGCTATAAAAAATAGTAAATTAATAAAAATGTTTAATAAAGAATTACAAACATGTGCATTACTAAAGAAAAATGCTTCATTAAAAAAGCTTGTAAAAACAATTGATCAATTTGAACATGTAGTTTTTAATCCTAATTCTAGTAAAGATTTAGCTAAATTACTTTATGAATTTCTTGGTTTTGAAATTACAGATACTACAGATACTGGCTTACCAGCAACAGGAGGTAAAATTATAAAAAAGAAATTAAACCAATTTATGCTAGAGCATAATTTAACTGAAGAAGACATTAAAAATGACTAAACAGGAAGCTATAGAAATAGCTAAATTACTTAATAGTTTAATAGAGGTTTCTGCGGTAGAAAAAATTTTAGGCACTTTTATAAAAGCTTTTAAGGAAAGATCTATTAAAAAGGATGATGGCATATATTATTTACATGGAAATTTTAACCTTGGAGGGACTGTTTCAGGAAGATTAAGTAGTAGTGACCCTAATTTACAAAATCTTCCAAGTGGCTCTATTTATGGAAAAGCCATAAAGAAATGCTTTAAACCTCCAAAAGGGTGGTTAATGTTAGGAGCAGACTATGCTTCTTTAGAAGATAGAGTATCAGCTTTAACAACTAAAGACCCTAATAAACTAAAAGTTTATACTGATAATTACGATGGTCATTGTCTTAGAGCTTATGGGTATTTTAAAGATCAGATGCCCGATATAGTTAATACGGTAAAAAGTATAAACTCTATAGCTAAGAAATATCCAAAGCTTAGACAAAAATCTAAAGCACCAACATTTCTTTTAACTTATCAAGGCACATATCATGGGTTAATGCATAACGTAGGTTTATCAGAAGAGTCTGCAAAAAGCATAGAAAATAATTATCATGAAATGTATAAAGTATCTGATGATTGGGTAAAAGAAAAATTAGCTAAAGCAAGTAAATTAGGGTATGTAACTTGTGCTTTTGGTTTAAGAGTAAGAACACCAATACTAAAAAATACAGTTTTAAATAATAAATATACACCTAGAGAAGCTAAAGCAGAATCTAGAACTGCAGGTAATGCTTTAGGACAATCGTATGGTATGTTAAATAATTTGGCTGCTATAGAATTTCAGAAAAGAGTATTAGCTTCAAAATATGCTTTATACATAAAACCAATAGCATTAATTCATGATGCTTTATATTATATAGCTTTAGATGTTTTAGATTGTATTTATTGGTTCAATAAAAATTTAGCTGAATGTATGGCTTGGCAAGAGTTAGAAGAATTAAAGCATGATCAAGTTAAGTTATACGGTGAATCTGATATTTTTTATCCTAACTGGAGTAATAGTATTACTTTACCTAATAAAATATCTAAAAAGGAATTAAAACAAATAGCAATTAAAGGAAAAACTTTATATGAAGAAAACTTAAAAAATGTCAAATAAACCAGAAACTCTAAAAAGTTCATTAATAGATATTGGATTATTAATAGAGTATAAAAGACCTTACAAAAATTATATAAAAAAAGTAATAAAATCCAGAGAAGGTAAACCAACAGATGTACTCACTCATTTACTTACTTTGTCAGAAGAAGATATTTTAAAATTTATTTTAAAGGCTTTAAAAATAAAGTAACTATATAATTACTATTTTATTTTTTAGAGGTATTAGTAATGGATGCAGCAGATATAGCAGAGAAAGAAATTCAAAAACATTTAACAGCTAAAATAGCTAATAGAACTGTTTTTACTTCTTGGGATGGTAAACCCAGAGATTGTTTACTATGTAAAGAGCCTATTCCTTTAGGCAGATTAAAAGCAATTAATGCAAGGAAGTGTGTATATTGCGCTAATAAACTACCTAATGAATAGTAAGTATAAATTTCCCCCAATAAATTTATGGAATTTTCCTATAAATTACAAAGATTACACACAACATCATCACAATTTAATAAATGAATTTAAAATGAATAAAAAAATACCACATACCTCAACTAAGGAAGATGATGGCAACGGTACTAGCTGCTACGATATTCCAGAAAATGCAACTACCTTAGACCATCTTATTTTACATAAAAATATGCCTTTCTGGTTAGGGACAATTTTTAAATGTTGCTATGCTTTTTCAGAACGAAGTTCTAGAAACGCCTCTGCATCACAAAAAAGAGAATTAAATAAAATAGCTTATTATATAAATATAGGATTATTAGCTCATGGTTTAAATAGTAAAAATAAGCATATTATCAATAAACATCTAGATGGCAGAAATACATGAATACTACTCGTACACAAATTGAAAGTGTAAAAGGAGCATTAAGACCTTCACTTTCACAAATACCAATTAATAACAATATTCTAGTAATAGCTTTAAAAGAGTTAAGTGAAGAATTTGCAACAATAACTGTGGATACAAAAGATGATAGGACAAGTACAGCTAAAAATATTAAATGATAATTTAAGAAATAACTTTGAATTACCAACATACGCAACAGAAGGTTCTGCAGGATTAGATTTAAGAGCTATGGTAGCTAATAACACTGTTATAGCACCAAATGAAACAATTTTAATTCCTACAGGTATCTCTATTTATATAGAGAATCCTAACTTAGCTGCCGTATTATTACCACGCTCAGGGTTAGGTCATAACCATGGCATTGTTTTGGGTAATTTGGTTGGCTTAATTGATTCGGATTATCAAGGACAGGTTTTTGTTTCTTGCTGGAATAGAGGAAAACATCCATTTACTATTGAAGTAGGGGCTAAGATCGCTCAAATGATTTTTGTTCCAGTAGTTCAAGCAAAATTCACTGTAGTAGATACTTTTACTTCAATTACTAAAAGAGCTGAAGGTGGCTTTGGACATACAAGTGAGAAAAACCAAGAATGAAAACAACAGCAAAGGTAATTGCAGATAGTATATCTCCAGAAGGAAAAAGACTAACTACATTAGAATTACAATATCCAAGAATAGTTCATGCAGAATTACTAACTCATAGAGTTTTTAGTAGGAATGCTTCTAGTAGTAGAGCTATCCCAGTATTGACCGTTTTAGCTCATATATTTAAAAATATGTTTGTACCTTCTTACTGGGGAGCCACACAGAAGGGTATGCAAGCAAAAAAAGAACTACCCTATATAAGACGTAAGCTTGCTATTGGTTTGTGGCGTATAGGCGTTCTAATTAACTTATTTGGATCATATTTGCTTTATCTATTAGGCGTACATAAACAATTAGCTAATAGAAATACTGAATATGGCTCATATATTAAGGTGCTAGTTACTGCTACTGATTTTAATAATTGGTTTAATTTACGAACTCATAGTGATGCACAGCCAGAAATACGAGTATTAGCATGTAAAATGCAGCTTGCTTTACAAATTTCTAATCCAAAAAAGCTTAACTATGGTGAATGGCATACACCATATATGGATAAATATCTTTTTGATATTGAAAAAACTAAAAAAATTTCTGCTAGTTGTTGTGCCCAAGTAAGTTATAGAAAAATAGATAAATCATCTGCAATAGCATTAAAAATATTTAATAAACTTATTCATTCTAAACCAAGACATTCATCCCCTTTTGAACATGTAGCTACACCTATGGTAGGCAAGCATGGTAATTTTAATGGATGGTTTCAATATAGACAAGAGATAGAAAATGCTAACAGATAGCAAGAATATTTTTGTGCATCCAATATCACATAAGGAAATTTATATGTTTATGGTTTCTGCTACCGATAGTAATAATGGCGTTACAGTAAATACAGGTCTTTCCTTTGATAAGGAAATATACGATTTATTAAAAGACACTTATGACTTTCCAGAAGTAGCTAAAACGCTACAACCGATGAGTATAGAAGAATATTTAAGAATAGAACATTTAATTATGCTAGAAAATAATACAAGAGTACAAATATACTTAACAATAACTAATAACGGTGATGGTTCAGTATCACCAAATTATTTTTTAACTGAAAAAGCTTTAAGAAGCTTTTTAGATTCTGAAGAATCTGCTGGATATGGTTGGTCGAAAGAGTCTATAAACATTATAGAAACCTATGTAGGGTCAAATGTCCATAAACTAGCCAGAGAGAATGGATAATGCTAACAAATAACACAGATATTCCTCTAGCTTTAGCTGTATTTTTTGCTAGTGATTTCTATGATCATACTGAGGACCCTAAGACGATTTCAGTAACTACCTTACTAAAGCCAATAAAACAAATTATTTTAGGGATGAGAGCTTCTCAAGAAGCTTCTGGTACATCAGATTTATCTGATTTAGTGGCAAGTTCTTTAGGTACAGCTATTCATGATGGATTAGAAAAAGCTTGGACAAGTAACTACAAAAAAGCTATGGAATCACTAGGTTTACCAGAAAAAGTTATAAATAATATAAAAATTAATCCTGAGTTATCTAGTTTATCTACTGATGATATACCTGTATATCTTGAGCAGAGAAGCACGAAAAAACTTCTTGGATGGAATGTATCAGGTAAATTTGATTTAGTCCTTCAAGGGCGTGTAAATGACCTTAAAACAACAGGAACATATACGTACATAAAAGGAACAAATGATTCTGATTATATTTTACAAGGATCAATATATCGTTGGTTAAACCAAGATATTATTACTGCAGATGACATGAGCATTTTATATGTGTTTACTGATTGGAGTGCTTTATCTGCTAAAACAAATAAAAATTATCCTAAAAGTAAAGTACTTGAAAAAAAATTTCAGCTAATGTCTTTAGCTGAAACAGAAGCATATATTAGAACCAAACTATCTCAAATAGATAGGCTAATTAATGCCCATGAATCTGAGATACCTGATTGTACTGATGCTGAATTATGGAGAGGAGATACACAGTATAAATATTATAAAAATCCTGAAAAAACAGGTAGAGCTACAAAAAATTTTAACAGCATGTCAGATGCACAAAACTTTTTAGCTACTAATGGTCATGTAGGTATTATTAAAGAAGTAAAAGCTTTAGCTAAAAGATGCAAATATTGCTCTGCGAATAGCATATGTTCACAAAGAATTTCTTTAGCAAATGCAGGACTATTAGCAGAATAATTTACTAGGGTACTCCGTACCCTTTTATGAATATAAAACATTTGGAGAGTTTATGTTTCAAATATTAACTAAAACAGTTGTAAGTACAGCAGTACCTTTACTGGTTTGTGAAGTACCTAAAATTATAGAAAGAGGGTGGGATAGCTTATTAGATTGGATAGATTCAGAAGAATCTGTAAAAAAAGACCGCAAGAAACGTGATATGACTAAATTTACACAGTGTATGTATGATTACATTGTTGAAGAACATTCATTGTGGTTACAAAATAATAATATTAGAAAACACGAAAACAAGATTCCTATGGATAAATTAATAAGTTCTTTAAATACAGTACTAAACATTAATAAAAGTAGAACAGCTTTCTCTAATATTTGGAATGGAAAAGTAGATAGAGAAACTTTATTAGCAGGAAAACCTGTAGAAGGTAAAAGGAAGTGGGATGCTTGATTTAACAGGTGCAAAATATTTTGATAATTCAGAAAAACTAGTAGATATTTTGTGTAAAAAAACACAAAATACTAATAAACATTTTTTTAGACTATTAGTTGCTTACTACTTTACAAAAGTAGCATCTATGATGCGATGTAACATTGCAACACATGATAGAGGAAGTGTTCCAGTATCAATGTATGCAATAAATTTAGCTACATCAGGTTTTGGTAAAGGACATTCAACAAATATTATTGAAGAATCTGTAATAAATAGGTTTATAGAACAGTTTATGGAATCTACTTTTCCATTAATTGCCGCAGATAATTTACAAACTTTAGCTATTAAAAGAGCAGCTAAAAAAGGAACCGATGATATTGATGAATTAGAAAAAGCTGAAAAAGAATTTGAACAGCTAGGACAACTACAATCATCTTTTGATAGTGGAACTACCGCAGCAGTTAAGCAAATGAGACATAAGCTTTTAATGGCTAATGCTGGCTCAATGAATATGGAAATTGATGAAATCGGTGCAAATTTATTAGGTAATGTAGATGTACTAACAACATTTTTAGAATTATTTGATGTAGGTAAAATCAAACCTAAGCTAATAAAAAATACTAGTGATAATGTACGTAACGAAGAAATAATTGGAAGAACACCAACAAACATGCTGTTGTTTGGTACACATGCTAAGTTACTAGATGGAGGTAAAGTAGAAGCTGAGTTTGATACTGCTTTAGAATCTGGATATGCTAGAAGATGCTTCTTTGGGTTTATTACAGATAGTTCAAAAGCAAAGGGAGTATCCGCAGAAGAGATTTATGATATTTTAACTGACCCTACTGTTAGTACAGATTTAACGGATTTATCAAAAGCAATGGGAGATTTAGCTGATAGAGTAAATTTTAATAAAACCATTCTACTGACTAAAGAAGTTAGTGTATTTTTAATAAAATACAAAATGTACTGTGAAGAACGTGCAGAAAAATATGCTAAACATGAGGAAGTACGTAAAGCAGAAATGTCTCATAGATATTTTAAGGTTTTAAAGTTAGCAGGTACTTATGCATTTATTTCTAAAAGTGCTTATATAACAGAGGATATTCTAAAAAGTGCAATATTACTTGCAGAAGATTCTGGAGATGCTTTTACAAAAATATTAGCTAGAGAACGTAATTATGTAAAATTAGCTAATTATGTATCTACAGTAGGTAAAGAAGTAACTCATGTAGATATGGTTGAAGATTTACCTTTTTATAAAGGTAGTGAAGCACAAAAACGTGAAATGCTAACTTTAGCAATAGCGTATGGTTACAAGAATAATATTATTATTAAAAAATCTTTTATAGATGGTATTGAATTTTTGAAAGGAGAATCATTACAGAAAACTTCTTTAGATAGTTTAATTTTATCTTACAGTACTAAATTAGCTGATAACTATATAGCACAAAGAGCTTCTTTTAAAGATTTACATAAGCTAACTCAATCTACTGCATTACATTGGTCTAATCATACTTTTGTCAATAATTATAGAACAGAAGATAATGCTAATCCTGGTTTTAATATGGTAGTAATTGATGTAGATGGTGGTGTAGATATTTCTACTGTAAAGCTGCTTATGCAAGAATTTACATATCTACTTCATACTACTAAAAGACATACAGAAACTGAGAATAGATTTAGATTAATTTTACCTATATCACATGAGTTAAAGCTAGATTCTACTGATTTTAAAGAATTTATGGAAAATATATTTAACTGGTTACCTTTTACAGTAGATACTGCTACATCACAAAGATCTAGAAAGTGGCAAACTTATGCTGGTAAATATTATACAAATGAAGGAGTATTATTAAATGCTTTAGAATTTATTCCTAAAACTGCTAAGTGTGAGAATAACAAAAAAGCAATGCTAGACACGCAATCACTATCTAATTTAGAAAGATGGTTCATAAATAGAACAGGAGAGGGTAATAGATCAAACCAGTTAATTAAATATGCATTAGCTTTAGTAGATTCTGGTCAAGATATTGATTCTGTTCAAAATAATGTATTAGCTTTAAATGACAAGATACCAAATAAGTTAAATAAAAGTGAAGTACTTTCTACAATATTAGTAACAGCAACTAAAGCTATTGCTAAACGTAATCTAGGAGAATAAATGAGTAATAATACAAACTTAGTACTTATCAGCGGTAAATCTGCTACTGGTAAAAGTCTAAGTTTACGCAATATACCTAATCCTACAGGAGTTATGTATTTAAACTGCGAAGCAGGTAAAAGATTACCTTTCAACAGTAAGTTTAAAGAGTATGTAATTACAGATCCTTATCAAATATATGAGGCATTTCTTAAAGCAGAAAATAATAAAGAAATTCATGCAATAGTTATAGATAGTTTAACTTATATGATGGATATGTTTGAGTCTGTACATGTATTAACTGCAACCAATGGAATGAAAGCATGGGGTGATTACGCTCAGTTTTTTAAAAACCTCATGTCCCAGTATGTAGCTAAATCAACAAAAGATGTTATTTTTACTGGTCATACTATGGATGTGCTTAATGAGTCTGAAATGGTTTCAGAAACATTAGTAAAAGTTAAAGGCTCTTTAATGAATCAAGGCATTGAAAGTGCCTTTTCTACAGTAATAAGTTCAAAAAAAGTAGCTTTAAAAAAACTAGAAGGTTACAGTTCTGACTTACTTAACATTACTGAAGAAGAGAAACTACTTGGTTTTAAGTATGTATATCAAACAAAATTGACCAAGGAAACTGTCAATGAAAGAATAAGAGCATCATTAGGTATGTGGAATACTAATGAAACTTTTATTGATAATGATATAGCTCATGTAATTAATAGACTGCATGAATATTATAAATAACATAGGAAATTTTTATGAATAAAGCACAATTAGTAAATGCTATTGCAAAAGAAAGTAGCTTCACTAAAGAAGAAACAGCTAAAGTATTAAATAAATTTTTAGACGTTGTATCTTCTACATTAAAAAATGGAGAATCAATTACTTTAGTTGGTTTTGGTACTTTATCTGTTAAAGAAAGAGCTGAACGTAAAGGACGGAATCCTAAGACAGGAGAGGAAATTACTATTCCAAAGAGAAAAGTAGCCTCATGTAAATTATCTAAAACAATCTTAAATTAATAGGAACAAAATGAATAAATTAGCATTACCAACTGGCGTAGAAAAAGAAGAAGAACGTGACTCACTTGGTGGAGATACTTTACCAGCAGGCGTGTACAAAGGTGTTGTAGATATGGCATATCTAGATAAAGCCCCTAGTGGAGCTCTTCATGTTGTTTTAGCTATTGCTACTGAAGGTAGAGTAATACGTCAAACAACATATATATCAAACAAAGAAGGTAAATTCACTTATGGTCAAGGCAAAGATATGAAGCCTTTACCTGGATATACACAAATGGATACTTTCTTTAATAGTCTTACTGATAAAGGTATCGGAGAACAAGAAATTGAAGAGAAAACTATTAAAGTATTTGATTTTACTCAACGTAAAGAGGTAAATGCACAAAAAGATGTATTTACTAGCGTTCTTAAATTACCTGTTGCTGTAGGTATATTAGATGTTAAAGATGAAAAAACAACTAAAGAAAGTAATTATGAACAAGGTACTGGAGAGTTCAGAAAATTTAATGAATTTAATAAATGGTTCGATTCAGATACTGGTTTAACTTTAAAAGAAAAATCTGACGGAGTTTCTGAACCAAATTTCTTAGTAAAATGGAAGGAACAATATGAAGGTAAGGTAACTACCAGACTTGCTAAAAAGACTGGTACAGTTAAAGGTGCTTCAGGAGTATCTGAAGCATTTTTAGGAAAGCCTTCAGATACTCCTACTACAGGAATGTTTGATAATTAGTTATATAAACTTTACATAAAACAAGAATAATGCCTGTATAAGGCATTATTTAAGGAAAACATGTGTATAAAATAATATCCCCTTTACGAGTGCTTAAAAACTCTAAAGATTTTTGGACACTAAATTTAAACGTGTATAGGAATACACATTTCCACGTTCTTAATAAAGTTAAAATAAACTATAAAAAAGCTGTAGCAAAGCAGATAGAAAAATTACCTGAGATGCATATGGTATGTATTCATTATAAGGTATTTCCTAAAACAGTTAAAAAATTTGATTTAGGTAATGTAGTTTCAGTACATAAAAAATTTATTGAAGATGCTTTAGTAGAGCTAAAAAAATTACCTGATGATGATTATTTGACTGTAGTACGTTCTACGGAATCTTTTGGTTCTGTAGATAAATATAACCCTAGAGTAGAAATTTTAATATTTCCAATAAAAGACAAAAATGGACATTACTTTAAACGATAAAGAAATTAAAAAAGCACTTGTAGACTATGTGCAAAGACAAGGTTTAGACATTAAAAAATGTGAAACTTCTGTAAATATTTCAGCAGGTAGAGGAGATAAAGGCATCTCAGCTACTATAGAAATTTCAGAACCAGTAAAAACAGAGGTAACTGAAGAAATTTTAAGTAGAAAAGCAGAAATAGATGCTGTAGATAATGAAGAAGTACAAGCAGACCCACCAGAAGAAACTTCTAATGAGTCTGATAATACTAGTATTTTTAGTTAATAATTATGCGTATACTAGGTAAAACATTATTAATAACAACCTCAGTATGTTTATTATTAGGATTATTTGTAGGTGCTAGTGCAGCAGGTGCACTTTTTTTATTAGTACTTATGACAGTATTTTTAGTAATATCCACATATGAATACTTTAAAGAAAAGGATTCACAGTAGGTAGTTCAGTAACAATAGCCCCAACAGTATTAATAGGCAAGTTTGCTTTATTATATATTGCTTGGGGCGTAGCTAAAGAATCTGATATATCAGATTGATCTCCTATTAAATTTTCTAATAAGTTAAATCCTATAAATCTAGCAGGAGCTTTACCTACTTTTTTAGCTATTACTTTTTGTATTCTTATAAAAAATTTAGAAAACATAATAAAACCCATATCATTACCGTACTGTATTAAAGGATGCGTAGGTAAATCATAATTTACAAATGAATCTACTATATCTATAAGAGATTCTTCTTCAGAAAGACCTTTAGCTAAATTGTGCTGATGCAAAGCATATCTTGCTACTAAATCACTAAATTGAGTTGCATCTTTAAGAAATTTATATGCCTGTGTTTCATGGGTAAGAGCTGCTAACTTAACAGCAGATATAACATCTTTATGTGTATTTTTAATTAATGGATCAAGCAGTTTATCCAATTTACTTTTATACGTATATAGCGACTCATCTTCTGCAATATCTTCTACAATTGTTTGAAATATTCCAGCATCAATTAAAGGTTTTATAGGATTTTTTCCTATAGAATCCTGTAAAGAATTTTTTATACGTAATAAGCTACCTTTATTTTTAATATTTGGATTAAGACGTAAAGCTAAATTGATTTTAGAAAGCTCTTTTGATTCTTTTAAATAATCTTGTACAGCTAATGTTCCTGCTACTTGATAATCATACATATCTTTTTTACTTACCCCAGATAACCATAATAACCAATTATTACTAATAATATTTCCTGTTAATGTAGAAATATTTTTAATAACAATAACGTCTTTGGCAGCTTTAATCACCTCTTGCCACACATTCTCTATATGTTTTACTTTACCTACGTTTATATGCTTATATAAACTATCCCCCATATTACGTAGA